AAAGACGATATAGATATTAGATCTGGAGTATAACTTAGTACAGAAGTAACAGCAAGATCCAATGCTTGATTAACTTCTAATATTAATTCTTTATCATCATGATTGATTTCGTTGAGACTAGCAAAAATATTTGCTATCTTTTCCCATTTTTCTGCGCCAAACCTTGATAATAAAAATACGTTTAAATCAAAAATATCATAATCTATATCATTGTGTTCGCAGATACCAGACAGGACTGCTAATGCCGGTGGTGGGCGTTCAATGGTTAATATTGCAGATGCGATTAAAACTGCTTTTTTATACGTCATAATCTACCCAACTGTTCTTCAAACTTTTGTATTTTTTCTTGTTCTAATCGTAATCTCTCAGAATGAGTTCTGACTGGCGGGTTATATTTTTCTTCATGTTCTAGTTTTTTTTCTAATAACCACGGTATCAATGGAGTTTTTATATTCCATCTCCAACTGCCATTTATACCCCATAGTAATGCTTGTGTAAATATGTTTCCGTTGAATTCATAAACTCCCATCCATTTATAAAAATCAGGTAGCAAGATATCATCAACATATATATCAGTTAATTCTACAGTTTGATCTTTAATTATATTTCCTGCATCAACGATAGTATTATTTTTATTTTTATCATACAGTTCTACAAATAAAGAATGATCGCCATCAAGAAGACTTATCGGAATAGTAATTTCAGCTGTATCTGAAGAAAACTCATAATATTCAATGATATCTAAATCTATTAAAAATTTTAATTTAGGCCAACCATTACATTCGGTCGCTCGAAACAAAAACTTTAAATAGTTCACTCCCCTATCTCCTCTGACATTTCTGGTGCTTCTGGTGCTGGACCATTGTCTAATAGTTTAGTATTAGCTGAAATCTCTTTCATCACGATGTCTAAGCAACCTTCTTCATTAGATTCCCATGCTTTTCGGAACTGTTTGATCTCTTTACCGTCAGCAGTAACAAATGCCAGGCGGTTACCATCTTTCTTTAGCAGTCCTTTGGCTTCCATCATGTCAGTTAGACCACTGTATGGGTTCATACCTGTTTCATATGGAATCTTGATCTGCACACTTTCAAATGGTTTAGCATATCTGGTCTTCATGATCTTACATGCGGCACGGATACCTTTGACTTCTGAAATCTTATTACCATCTTCGTCTTCTTTTAGTTTTAGTTTACGCATAGCAACCACGATACTTGAAGCGTAGATAAAGCCCTGACCGCCTGAAATCTTGTCATCAGGATCAAACATATCTTGGCTTGCGTATGTATGATTAGTTGCTACTAACCCCACATTGTGGCTACCAAACATATTTACACAATTACGCACAAGAGCTGTAAGTGCTTTAGGCTTACGGCCCATATCACCTTTTAAGTCACCTGCTTCAAATTGATTGATGTCAGTTGGAGTTAGTAACATACCCAAGCTGTCAATTACGAATAGAACTTTTGGACAGTCTTCTTTTGGTAATGTCTTGTACTCTTTCATGAATTCATGTATGGTTTTTGCTACGTCATCGATCATAGCTAAGTTAAGTTTTAGTAACTTATCTTCTGATGTGTCTACCCCTAGATCATGTAACCATTTCTCATCAAGTGCGTTTTCTGTATCAACCAAGATAACATAGATGCCATCTTTTTGAGCGTTGCGGATTAAATTACCACTACAGATAAAACTTTTACCTGCGCCCGACTCACCAGCGAATACAGTAACTTTACCTAACGGTACGCCACGGTGAAAATCACCACTGATCAAATAGTTAAGTGTATAATTTCCTGTTGAAATCCAATCTGTAGGATCGTTGAATCCTGTGCTAAGTCCGTCGATTGACTTAGTAATACTTTTTCTAAATTTTGATATATCGAATGGTTTTGCCATAATGTTCTCCTGATATAGTATGATAACGTCTTTTTTTAATAAATGCAACCTTAGGTAACTGGTTTTTCATGACTGAAAATTGGGTATCCTAAACTTATTGCTGTTTCAATAAAAATTTCCTTTCTCCGTTCCCGTGTTGCGTAATCCAAATTAATTTTTTTATTTTCCCATAGATAGATATTATCACCAATGGTTATGTCAAAGTCTTGAGCATTTTGATATAGGTCAGTTAGGTCAGTTACTGTTAGTGTGCCGCCTGCTGACACTGAGTGAATAGGAAAACCTGCGTATTGTTGATGTTCTCTTAACCATGTTAAAGAGTCTTCGAAGTCTTGCTCTGTTTCATTAACATAACCAATAATTAACAAAAAAGTCAATCCTATTCTATATTTTTTAGCCATCTCTAGACCAAAGTCAATGTCATCATTGGTAAATTTTTTACGCATATGAAAACGTATATGATCTACCAAACTTTCAATACCTACGATTAAATCTACTGCTCCGCTTTCGGCAGTTAATTTCCAGTCTTCTTCATCCATTTGATTTTTTGGACGGAAAATAAAAAAACTTGCCCACGTAATTCTTTCATTGATATCATGTGATTGATTATATTCTGCCATCAATCTGATTAGTTTCTTATATTCAGATACACTGCCATTGATTAGGCTATCTCTAAAATAAAAAGATCTAATACCAGTTTGTTCAATTTGAAACAACATTTCATTAAAAACATCATCTGCAGATCTTAGTTTGAACTTTTTCCATATTTTATAAACATCACAGAATGTGCATCTTCTAACACACCCTCTACTACCATACATTGGTATTCGTTTAACTGGATAAAGATCCCAATCATAGTCTGTGTAATCAGAAAAAGGTTGCGTAGATAAATCTTCTAAAATTTGAAATTGTTCTACATTGACTCCTTCTAAAGAGCCCACTGTAAGTAAATTGTACAGCGGTTCTTCACCGTCGCCAACAATATAGTAATCTATGTATTTTGCCTTGAGCAGTACCTTAGCCCAGGGCCTTGGACTTTTCTCGTCAGTAAACACAGCATTACCACCAATTACAATCTTAGCAGAAGTTAATGTTCGTAGATGTTTACAAAGATTAACGGAAAAATCCTTAGCAGTTCTACAGAAAAGACTCAGACAAATCCATTTGGGATTTTTAGATACTATTCTGTCTGCAACATATTCTACTAATTTTTTGACCTGCTGTTGTGTTTCCGCACAGTCATTGTATTCTCTGTACAAAAACCATCTAGTTAACTTGGTGTTTTGTTCATTTGACATAGCAGACATTTGACTTATAATTTCAGCGTTAAAGTCAAATGTGCTACAGGTTAAACCAGTTTTATTGACTACTCCTTTTAGGAGACCAGGTGCCATCAGAGGCTCTGATGTTTCAATAAATGGTAGTGAAGCGATAACAATGTCAAAAGATTTCATCGAAAGTAGAGTGGGGATCAATTCCCCACTCTATTTATTAATTAATTAACTAGTTTTCTGACGGTTACGGATCATCGCTAAGATGTCTTCGGCTCTTGCTGTTCCACCCGCTGGAGGTGTCGCAACTGGTGCTGTAGGAGCCGCTGGTGCAGCCTCTGCAACTGGTGCCGAAGCTGCTGGAGCATCAAACTCTTCATTGGCCATTGCTGGAGCTGCCGCTGGTGCTGATGCGGCTTCAGCGGTAACGATTGTTACGCCTCTTGGTTTGTAATAATTACCCCAACGATCTGCGTCATATGCTTGACCATCAACTGATGCTTCAAACATTTCTTTCATGACTTTTAATTCAACTTCGCTTGGTTTCTTTGGTAAGAAATCTTTCAAATTGTATAAGCCATGAGCTTCGATAGCTGCCGCTTCTTCTGCTGTTAGTGCAGATTCTTTACGTGACCATTTACTAGTTGAATAGTCAGCATAACCACCTTTGGATGTTTTAGTAACTGTAAAGTCTAAACCACCTTGGTAGTCTGTTGGAAGATTTTCTAACTCTGGATCTAGCAATGCCGCTTTAACTAGGTTAAAGATCTGTGGGCTAATGATAAATCTGCGAATTGGGTTTTCTGGTGTCTTGTCATCTGCTAATGGATTCTCACGCACAAAGCCTTGGAATAAGTAACTACGTTTCTTCCAATACTTACGACCCATTTCTTCTAAGCT